GGTGAACCTTCAGGAAGTTGGACGACCTATCGAACCGTGTGGGCTGAGAAGGTCGAGGCTTCCGGGCGCGAGATACTGCAGAGCGGCTTACAGGGCGTTACCGACACGGTTTTTCGGATTTGGTTTGATGCCGATGTGACCTACAAGATGCGGATCAGTTTGGATAGTACCACCTATGAAATCGTCGGGCTTAAAGAACTCGGCTGGAAAGAGGGGCTTGAGATCGCGGCCCGGGCGCTGGTTGACTGATGGTAAATGCTGAGCTTATAGGGATTGAAAACGTCCAGAAAATCATTAAGGGACTACCGCGAGAACTCGGACAATATGCCATTCAGAGTGCGACATTGAGCGCCTCGACGATTATCCAAAAGGCGTTACGCCAGGCGGCACCGCGCAGCCGTAAGCCAGAAAAATATCAGAACAAGTGGAAGTATGGTCATTTAGCAGATAACATAAAAAAGAAACGAGTTGAGAACGCTAACCTAAAAACGACCTATCTGGTTTACGTGCCGCGAAAAATATACTGGGCCAAGTGGCTCGAAGAAGGAACGGATTTTAGGCCTGCAGTTAAAAGAAAACCCGGAGCGTATAGGCGAGCCAATCTCGGCAACAGGACAGTTGAAATTAATAATACTGGCCGGATGCCGAGAAGACCATTTTTCAATAGAACAGTTGATCGAGCATTCCCAGCGGCGAGAAAGCGGTTGATGGACACGATTTGGGACCGTACACAAAAGGCGGTTGCAAATTTGAACGGCAAATATTCCAGATATAAAGGTCGGGTTAAGAAGAGCCAGAGGATATTTTGATTAAGGACGATTTCAACAGCTTTTTAAAAGCGGCTTCGGGCGTGACGGCCATAGTCTCGTCGAGAATATACCCGAAGATGATACCGCAGAATACGTCGCTTCCGGCTATTGTCCATTCGGTAACGGGCGAGGCTGATGTTAAGGATATGGCCGGGGAGGTCATGTACATGACGACAAGCTTTGCTATTGAGTGCTGGGACAGCGGATACAGGAATGCGGCGGTATTGTCAGCAGCGGTCAAGGCAGCGATGAAAGCGGCAACCTCTTATTGGTGGGGTGCCGATCTTGTTGGGGAGACCGATTCGTATGACCCTGAAACAAATGAAGATAACGTAACGCTCAATTATTTGATAACGCATCAAGGAGATTAAAAAATGACGACACCAGCCATTTCAGCGCAAGGAACCCTTTTAAAGATTGGTAACGGGGCAAGCCCCGAAGTTTTCACGACTATTTCAGGCGTAGGTAATCTCGCGGGACCGACTGGTTCCCGCGAACTTATCGATGTAACAGCGCTCGATTCTACTGGCCGCGAGTATCTCGTTGGCCTTCCAGATTATGGTGATATAACATTTACGCTCTTCTATGCGCCGTCTAACACTCAACATGCCGCCCTGTTTACGGCTTTCCAGCTTGCAGGGCAGACGACGACCAACTTCACTATCACATTTACCGACAGCCCGGCAACGGTCTATACTTTTGCAGCCTTGGTGCAGGGGTTTCCGCACAATTTCTCCACAAACGCGGCTGTTGAAGTTAACATATCACTAAAACTGACCGGAGCGATTGCAAAATCATGATAACACGCGATGCGATTTTTGCGGCGAAAGATTTACCGCTTGAGCCAGTTGAGGTGCCGGAGTGGGGCGGGACGGTTTATGTGCGTACCATGAGTGGTGTCGAGAGGGACAATTTCGACACAAAGGTCATGAGGCGAAGTAGAAACGGTGCCGACTTCGACATTAAGGGTTTACGTGTCCAGGTCGTAATCCTGACCGCTTGCAACGAGGAGGGCGAGTTGCTTTTCAGCGACAAAGACAATGAGGAATTGTCAAAGAAAAACAGCCTCGTGCTCGACCGTATTTGCAATGCTGCCCGCAGGGTCAACGGTATCCTTGGCGGTGACGAGGAAGCACTCGAGGACTCAAAAAAAAACTGACCGCAAATGGCGGTATGAGGTTTTTTTACCACTTTCTCGCCACAGAACTCGGCATGACGGTACGCGAGCTATTAGCCAATGTCGGCGCTGATGAGATCACCGACTGGATGGCCTATTACTATGTCAGAGAAGAATACCGGAACAAAGAGCAGAAATCTAATCCTAAGGACTTCCGCAATAATTTCGAGGCATTTGTAGATGGCGCGAACAATACAAGCCGGTAATATGGCCGTCGGCATCACAGCCGATGCCAGCAAGTTGTCAGCAGGGCTCCAGAAAGCAAACAACTCTCTCAATTCATGGGGAGCAAAGACGAACCGTTCGCTCTCCAAGGTTGAGAAGGGGGTGTCCCGCATCAACAAGAGCTGGACGAATCTGGCGCGGACAATTGCCAGCGGATTCAGCGTTTATGCTTTTACGCGGTTCGCACAATCTGCCATTGCTGCGGCCAGTGACCTCGAAGAAACGCAAAGTAAATTTGATACAGTTTTTCGCGGGAGCACGAAATTAGCCGAGGAGTGGGCGCAAACTCTGCAGTCGTCTTTTCAACTAAGCGAGCGAGCTGCAAAGGAATATTTAGCATCGATCCAGGACCTACTTGTCCCGTTGGGCGTGGCCCGTGGTGCGGCAGCTTCGCTTTCAAAAGAAGTCGTTAAGCTGGCTGTTGATATTGGATCGTTTAGCAATAAGAATACGGCGGATGTTTTTCGTGATATCCAGAGCGCAATGGTCGGCTCGTTCGAGACAATGAAGAAATATGGCGTAGCATTGTCTCAGGCGGCGATAGAGCAGAAGGCGCTTGCGGAAGGATTTATACAGACCAAGAAAGAACTAACGCCTACTATCCGTGCGATCACAGCGTTTAAGCTTATAGTTGAAGGGTCGAGCGATGCTATAGGGGATGCGGTAAAGACTCGTAACAGTTATGCCAATACCCTGAAGGATTTTAAGGCCCGTTGGGAAGATTTGACGGCAACAATTGGGAAAGGGTTCCTACCGGTTGCTTCCGTTGCAATACAAAACCTACGCGAATGGGTTGCAGCGTACACAAACTTTATGAATATCTCAGCTTTTGATCCGTCTGGGAAATCTTTTAATCCGCTTGAAACTTCTGATTTCGAACGGGCGCAGAAATCACTTAAAAAGGCACAAGACGAACTCGAAGGCCTCCAAAGCGTTGTTGAAGAAACACGGAAGAAGGGGCCGGTTTCAGAGGAGACGCTCAAACAACTCGATATCGCCAAGAAACGAGTAGAGATCTTGTCTGAAGGTCTCTCACGGATGAAAAAGACAATAGGCATTGTTGATCCAACTCCCGAATTGAAGTCATACGCCGACCGGATAAAGGACGCACAGGACGCGATAGCAGGAGCATTGAGTAATGCCACCAGCCCGGCAGGCCTTGACCTTGCAAAAATAAAATCGAGTGTCAAGGATTACGATAACGTTGTCTCTGACATAGAAAAACTGAAAGCGAAAGAGAAGGAAATTTTAGCCAGTTCAACGACGGTCTCGCCGGATATCGCACGTCATATGGATTACATCCGCAAGCGTCAGGCAATGGAGCTTGAGCTAACTGTTCAGAACGCCGACAAAATAAAAGAAGTCTGGATCAATCATTATGAGTACCTTGGGCAGCTGAACGCAGCCTACGACGATGAGAAGATAAAGGCTGAATCTGAATCGCTTAAAAAAATGACCGACACGGTGCGCGAAGGTTTCGGAGAAATGGAAGCGCTGGTGGGTGGATGGGCCAGGAGCGCTGGAGACGCTACGGCAGACTTCTTCGTTGATGCTGAGTCCGGCTTTTCCGACATGATCAAAGCATGGGCAAAGGAGTTGATCAGTTTTTCCATCTATCAGGCCGCATTCAAACCAATTTTTGGGGCTATTGGTAATTACATAAGCGGTGGGGTCTCTGGGGGCACTACAAGCCTTGGCATGTTCGCCGACCAATATCATCGAGGCGGAATCGTCGGCGCAGCTACGAACAGTCGGATGGTTGACCCGGGCGTTTTTCTCAACGCGCCAAGACTGCACAAGGGCCTGATGGCCGATGAGTTCCCGGCCATCCTGCAAAAAGGCGAGACTGTGATACCGAAAAACCAAGCCGCCAAAGAGTCGATGCCTGACATAATCAACATCTACAATTACAGCGGTCAGCCGACGGCCCAGAAACAATCTCAAAACCCTGGCGGACAGCGACAGGTTGACATCATGATCGGCAGTGCCTTCTCCGGCGGCAAGCCCGGCAACAAGATGATTGAACAAGTATATGGCTTGACACCGAGAGGACGATACTAATGGCAGAATGGCCTACATCATTACCGGATGAGTTTTTGCTTGATGGTTATAGTGGTAGTATGCCTGACAACGTAATTAGACAAGATATGTCTGTCGGGCCTCCCAAGCAGCGGCGTCGTTCGACAGCAGCGGTTGAGCCGATAACGGGGCGAATTGTCCTTGACGATAATGACTCGCCAAGCCAGTTAGTGACATTCAACGCTTTTTATCGCACGACTTTGTCTGACGGTGCGGTTAGCTTTACATGGACTCACCCTGAAACTGGTAGTTCGGCTGATTTTATTTTTACATCGCCGCCCGTCAAAACACCTGCCGGAGCTGGATACTGGTTCGTCGATATGAGCCTGGCGGTGCTACCATGAGCCGCAGCCTGTCATCTTCGTTTCTTGAAGCGTTGTATTCCGAGCGTACAAACGAGGTTTTCCTCGTGCTGCTATCTATTGCGCACGCAGATCTGGTGGAAACGATCCGGGTGGTCAACAATACCGAGAACATTACCAGCAGTGGCGTCGAATATACCGCTTTCCCCTTTACCCTATCGCTTCCTGACGACATCGAGGACCAGCTGCCAGCGGTAACGCTGTCTATCGACAACGTGGACCGTTCTATCGTAGAGGCGGTACGGACGATCAACAGCCCGGCAACGGTATCGCTTTCCGTGGTGCTGGCATCGGACCCTGATACGGTTGAGATTGGGCCGATTACCCTGACAATGCGACAGGTCGAGTACGACCAGCTTACGGTATCTGGGACCCTGCAGCCAGCGGACCTTTTAAGCGAGCCGTTTCCGCAGGGCAGGTTTTCACCGAACCGTTATCCGGGGTTGTTCTAATGCTGCCCACATGGGTCGGAAAATATGTTGGCATCCCTTTCAAAGAACTGGGCCGCGACTGCAGCGGGTGCGATTGTTACGGGCTGGTCCTGATGGTACTCAAAAAAGAGTTTGGAGTAGAGCCTCCCGATTATACGGGACGCTACGACACGACGAGGAACGGTCAGGCGATCGACAACATCATCGAGCGCGAGTCGGCCAAGTGGGATCTTGTCGATACCCCGCGAGTTGGTGATGCCGTGCTCTTCCGTGTGGCCGGGTTAAAGTGGCATATCGGCGTCATGGTTGGCCTTGATGTCGTACTACATACGGAGCGTGGGAAAAACACTATTGTAGAGCGCATTGACAGCCTGAGATGGCGCAACCGAATTGAAGGATATTACCGTTACGATGGATAACCCGGTTATCATATCGGCCTATAGCCACCCGTTTAAAACTGAACTCACGACGCACACATCCCCGGCTGGGAAAACCATTGCCGAGATGATCGTCGAATGTGGCCTCGATGCAGCGTTGCTGGCCGCTCCTGCCGTCTTTGTGCAGGTAGACGACAGAGCCATACCGCGCGACCTTTGGAACGCCGCAAGGCCGCTTGAGGGCCAGATTGTAACGATTAAGGTTGCCCCGACAGGCGGCGACGGCGGCGGCAAAGACGTTTTGCGGGTCGTGGCTTCGATAGCAGTGTTGGCCTTGTCGTGGTATCTTGGCCCGGTAGCGGCGGGTGCCCTCGGGATAACGGGAAAGATTGGTGTTGGCGTTGTAACGGCAACAATCGGTATTGCAGGTTCCTTGGCCGTAAATGCCCTTATACCGCCTCAGACGCCGAAGTTTACAGACTCCGTCAGCCTATCGTCGGGGCCGGGGCGCTATGCTATTACCGGAACGCGCAATACGGCAGACCCGTTCGGTGTTCCGAACAAGGTCTACGGCAAGCACAAGATATATCCGAAATACGCGGCTCATCCTTATACCGAACTGGTGGGCCAGGATAAATACTTCAGATGCCTTTTCGACGTCGGTCAAGCGCCGATCGAACTTTCAGAGCACAAGATCGGGGATACGACTATATCGAGTTTTGAATCTGTCGAGATGGAGGTTTACAACTCCAATGAGTACTTCGACGACGCAGGAGCGATTAACCACTATTCGATCTATCCGAGCACGGTCAACGAGACATCTCTTTCTATCGAGCTGACACAGGCTGGAGGATACCAGACCCGCACCACAGAGGAAGACACCCACGAAATATCAATTGAGCTTACATGCCCGACCGGCCTTTATTATTGGAACGGTAACAACCGCTATCCAGCCAACGTGGACTTTTATGTGCGCTACGCACCAACGGGAACGACCGACTGGGTTTACGTAGGCAACGAAGTAAAGATCGCATGGGCGTCCGCTATCACTTGCCCACGGTATCAGACCGGCACCGACATTATTCCTATGGGGACGGTGGTCACGGGCGTAACAAGCGGAGCCACTGGTCAGGTGGTTTATGTCCACACCTACAACATAGCTAACGACGAAGGCGGCGGGTTATACACTGCCAAAAATGCGGTTGATTACATTCATGTACAGGTCGCCACGGGTGATTTTAACGCGAGCGAAAGTGTTACCTTTGGAGCTTACTCTAAGTCGTCAACTATTACCGACCTTACAGCGGGGCAGGTCTACGGAATCAGCACGGAAATATACCGCTTCGGTTTGACATGGAAAGTACCCGGCGGGCAGTATGACGTTGCGGTGGCTCGTGTGACAGCAGACGGCCGCAACGACTATGTTGATGACCTCTACTGGACGGCCCTGCGCTCGATTTATTTTGCGGCCCCTGTAACAGAACCTAACCGCTGCCTCGTGGCCCTTCGGATAAAAGCCACGGGGCAGCTTAACGGCATCATCGATCAATATAACTGCATCGGAGAAGCCATACTGCAAGTATGGACTGGTTCTGCTTTTCTGTGGGTCAAGACCCGCTCACCGGCTGCGGCCTATACTGATGTCTTGCGCGGACTTGCCACAGAAAGGCCGGTTGCTGATGCTAATATCGACCTGTCGGGCCTTCTATCCTGGGCGACAAACTGCACCACTGCTGGATTTTATTTCGACGCGATTATCGATTTTAAAAAGCCTGTCAAGGAGTTCCTGGCCGATATTGCTTCTGCCGGCAGGGCGTCTTTCGGTGTGAGGGACAACCTTATTGGTGTCGTCGAGGACATCGAGCAAACAACGCCAATCGCGCATATTGGGCCGCGCAACTCGTGGGGATATAAGGGCCGCAAAGCGTTCCCAGATTTGCCGCATGCATTTAACTGCAATTTCATAAACGCCGACAACGACTACACTACCGATACCATCCCGGTTTACGATGACGGTTACAACGAAGACGGTTCAGGAGAGGGTTACGAAGAGGCCACCAAATTTGAAACACTTGACTTCTGGGGCGTGACCAATGAAACGCAGGTAAAGAAGCTGGCCCGCTATCATATCGCGGTGGCACGGCTACGGCCTGAGGTACATGAGGTCAACCAGGACATCGAGAACCTGGCCTGTACGCGCGGTGATCTCGTTCGATTCTCTTATGATATTATTTTGATCGGACTCGGCCAGGGCCGGGTCAAGGCAATGACCTACGACGTCAGCGACAATGTCGAGACAGCTACTTTTGACGATATTTTCGCTATGGAGGTTGGCGGCTCTTACGGGTGCAGGTTCCGACTCTCGGACGGATCGACCGTAACAGCTACCGTTGAGACCGATGCTGGCGAGAATTACACCGTTACCTTCGACCCTGTGATACCAGCCGCCGATGCGCCTGCGGTTGGAGACCTTTGCTTTTTCGGGGAAGCCGATTCAGAGACTATCGAGTGCATCGTCACAAAGATCGAGGCTGGCCAAGACCTGACAGCTAAGCTTACGCTGGTTGACGCCGCCCCGGATGTTCACGACGCAGACAGCACTCTGCCGCCGTGGGATAGCAACATTACATTACCGCCGGTTGTAAATCGTCCGCCGGCAGCACCAAGCATCGCCTCTTATTCTTACGCACCGTTCTGGGCAAAAAAGCGTGAAGATGGAAGTTATGACATTGTCATGACGGTTGTATTCGA